TCTAGAGCCTTTCTTCTTTCTACACATATCTTTCAAAATACTTTCTAAATCATGAAACTTATTCGGATTAGGTGTAGGTTGTGACTTCGTCACCTGCTCATCAGAGAGCGTAAGACAAGTCTTAAAGCCTTGATCTCCACCTAAGATAGAACCACTAGTCCTTAACTCAGGATCCTCTTTAAACCATCTCAAATTGACAACCTTATCTGATACTAAGAAAGACCCTTTCATTTCCCATTGTTCATACTTTTTATTCATTTTATGAAACTTAATTGGTAATAAAATTGATTTGAACATCCCCAAACTTCTTAATTTAAGAAATCCACCAAAGAATCCTTCAGTTAATTGAAACTCAGCACACTTTGAGGAAAGTTCCATGTTTACATTTTCTAAATTAGGAAACGTTGGTTTGTTTTGATCAATCTTTCTATCTAATAATGTTGTATTTCCACATTGATTCAAAATTTGATCTCTTTTATAGTGTCGTTTTCTTTGTTTTTCTACCGAAGAACCTAAAATACCAGAAAGTTGAGTAACTATACAAGTTAACAATCTTGCTGAAAGTTTTGTTTCAACTTTAAACCTATTATAGTCAATAAATTTTGGGCGTTCTAATTTATTTTTCTGTATATTAAATTCATGTTTTTCTAATCCATTTTCTTTCTCAGTATACCAAACATAACCATTTTCCCAGATGTCTGATAGTATAATTTTCATCACTCTTCTGTATTCTTTCAAAAGTATAGAAAGATTAAACAACTTATTTTTATTAGTATAATTAAGAAAATGTTTAGTAGATCGTATCATTTTAAATTTTTAGATGTTAACAGATAATTTCATATATTTATTTATTAATGTTTAAAAATAATAATTAACTATATTTTTGTAAAATTTTACAAGAGACTCGTAATAATCATTCATAGTTAAAATTCCTTTTTAAATAATTATTTAACTTAAAAATGAACAAATTGAAGAACTGAAATCTGACTGAAAGGAAGATTTTTGTTCTTCGCGCAGCTTGATCAAAATTGAAAGTGTTGTAGAAATATTTTTAAATAAAATTTTGTTTAAAACAATCTATTCCAGAAAAATTTAAATTTGTAAAAGAATCGACTGAAAGGAGATTCATGCGAGTCATCGAGCATTGTAGAAAAATATTTAAATTTTATTTCTACTTATAGATAAACTTTAAAAGTTGTAAATAAAGTCTATTCCAGATTGATGTTATGTTTAAAAGTTATTCTTCAATCTCCTGCGGAGAGAATTTAATTTTTCCACTACGTTACAAAATTAAATTCATTTTAAATATTTCTTTAATTTAAATTCTTTTCTACAAAACCTTTAAAGTTATTTCTACTAAGAGAAAGTTTTATTTAAAGTAATTATTCCAATTTGTATATGTATTGATCAATATCGCTCGATGCATCGCGATCTAAAGAGTTTGATTTAATTTTTTTGATTGAATAATTTTTAGAAAATTTATTTTTAAATACAGTTGCCCCTATTGTCCCCAAAATTTTCTTTGTTTTTAATGTAAAGAAAATAGGAAAAATAGTAACATGCCCCTAGAACCAATTTTACAGTTTTCTCCTTAAAGATATAGAGTTTTACAACATAATTTCTTTAAGAATTGCAACTAACGAAATTCTTCGAGAATTGATTCTTGTTACGATACTCAGTTTCTTTAGTAACTTTATCTTCAATTTTCTTAGTATGAAGCTTATTTCTTACTAGAGGTTCTTTTCCACGCTTTTGTTGCAGAGGTGGCGCCTCAGAGTACCGTAACCATTTGACCCTTGCAGGTCGAGAGGTTCATTAATTTTACTTAACTTACTCTCTCAAATTTATTTATAGTATCTTCCAATATTTAATTTGCTTTGTCAAGTATTTTTTAAATTTAATTTCATTTATATTCAAACATATGAAAAATTCTCTTTTTTACCTATCCATCTATGTAAAGTTGATTTTGGAATGTTTAGTTCTTTTGCAGCAATTCTTAAACTTTCGTAAATATTTCCACAAATTTTTACCATTTTACTTTTATGATTTCTTTTTCCAGATAAATTTAACGCATTTTTGTAGTTAGGATTGTTTTCACCAGAATTATATTTTGAATTTTCTTCTCTAAGTTTTTCATATTGTTTTGGTGTAATCTTTTGTAAATTATCTTTTTTAGAAAATGTCATTAAATGATATGCTAGAAATAAGTATTTTACATTTTTATAATGTTTGTGTAAAAGATGGTGACAAATATAATGTTCTTTTGCTGTTAATAAAACTAGATTTTCTTTAGTATTATCTCCGCCCATACATTTTGGAATGATATGATGTTTTTCAAAATAACCAAGTTTTCTAGATCTATTCTTTAGTTTGGCTGATTTGATTATTTCGTTATATGCTTTCAAGTGATCCATTAAAATTATTTATTACGAGAATTTCCAAAATCGATGAAAATAATAATTAAATTTATAAAGTTCTTGACTATACAAATTAAAGATGGTAAGATATTAATAGTAGAGGTTAGAACATGTACATAGAATTTGAATATATCATCGTCAAGAACTTTTTATCTTATGGGAATTCAGAAACAAAATTTAATTTTCAAACAGGATTATCTTTAGTTACTGCTGAAAATGGTTTAGGGAAGAGTTCAATTTTATTAGATGCACTTTCTTATTGTCTTTATGGAAAACCTTATAGACAAGTTAAACTAAATGAATTGATCAATAGAAAGAATAAGAAAAATCTTTATACAGAAACATCCTTTAAAATTGATGGAAAAGATTCTTATAAAATTGTTAGAACACTTGCACCACAAAAATTATTCATATTTAAAAATGGATCTGACAAAGCTTTAGAATCAGCTTCTTCCAAACTCTTAGATCAAGAAGAAATTACAAAGCTTCTGGGAATTGATTATGATTTGTTTAAACTTATCATAGCACTTGCACCAAACTCTAATCGTCCTTTCCTTTCTCTAGGCTTACCACAAAAGAGGGAGGTTATGGAATCGATTTTCTCTATCAAGGTCTTCGGTGAAATGTTGAAGAAAGCTAGAGCAAAATTAAATTTAATCAAAACCGATAAAACAATTTACCAAAACTCTATAAAAAATGTAGAATCTTTAATATTAACTTTAAAGAAACAAATTGATGATACTGAAAATTCTATGAAAGATTTTGATGAAAAGAAAATTGAAGAAATTAATATTTTACAAACTAAGAAAGATGATATTCAAAATCAAATTTCTCAAATCAATTCTTCTTTAGAAACTTTAATAAAAGAGTTTTCCAAAATTTCTCTAGATGAACATGATTATTCTAAAGAACAGATTGAAGCTTCTGGAAATATTAAGATTGAAGAAAATACTATTAAAGAAAAGAAATCTCAAATTAAGTTTTTAGAAAAAGGTGGAAAATGTCCTTTATGTTCTCATGATATTACAGAAGAACATAAGACAGAAGAAATCCAAAAACTTAACAATATCATTACAAAATCCGAAACAAAAATTGAAACAAATAAGAAAAAACTTGTTAAGATAAATGAAAAGATTTCTGAACAAAGAAGAGTTAAAAAGATTTATGATGATTCTAAAAATGATATTCAAATTGCTAAAATCAAAGTATCAAATTTAGAAAAAACTTCTTTAGACTTAGATAAACAAATTGAAAATGTAAAGTCTAGAGAATTAAAAATAGATCTTACAAATATAAAAGAAGAATATACAAATAAAGTTGAAACATATAAAGAAGATATTAAAAAACTCACTACTTTGAATAATGATCAAAAGAATTATGAAATTGTTTCTAAGATGCTTTCCGAAGATGGTATTAAATCTTTCTTCTTCAGAATGCTCGTTCCAATTTTAAATAATAAGATTAATGAATACTTAAATTTATTCGATCTTCCTGTTGCAATTTCTTTTGATGAAACGATGCAAGAAACAATTTCAATCATAGGTTCTTCTGATAAAGATGTCTCCTACAATAGTTTTTCTGAAGGTGAAAAGAAAAGAATAGATATTGCAATTTTACTTTCTTTCATTAGCACTACAAAAACTATCTCAAATTGGAATTGTAATCTTTTAACATTCGATGAAATTTTAGATAGTGCTACAGACTTAAATGGATTGGAAAAAATGTTATCATCTATAAAACAACTAACTTTAAATGATAATCAACTATGCTCTTATGTAATTTCCCATAGAGATAGTTTCCAAGACATCTATTCGAGAATCATTAAAATCAAAAAGACAAACGGATTCTCAAAAATCGAGATTGATAAATAAGTATAGAAAAGAGGAACAAATGTATGGTAACCAAAAGAAAAAAGAAAGCTGGATATTTTAATAATGAAGAAATGTTGGAATTATTCATAGAAAGAAATAGACTAAGAGAAATTTCTGAAAAGTCTAAAGAAGAAACTTTACAACTTAAGAAAATAGATAATAAGATTGGAATTCTATTTTTCAAAATCTCCGAAGGAATGTTACATAGACCAAATTTTTGTAACTATGATTCAGCAACAAAAGCAGAAATGATATCAGATGCTGTTTATAATTGTCTAAGAGCAGGAGAAAGATATGACGTAAGCTTTAAAAATCCTTTCGGTTACTTTTCTCAAATCTCTTGGAATGCATTTATCCTCAATATCAAATCTATGAAAAAACGCACAAGTATAATGGTAAATATAAATCATTTGGATAATCTTGATGGTTGTGATGATGCAGTTGGAGAGTGATTTTAAATGAGTCCTTACGAAAATAGAACTGAATGCATAGCTTGTAAAACTAAAGGTTATTTAAAAATTGTTAAAACTGACAAATCAAAAAAAGTAATAGAATCATTTTTAAATAGACCTAAAAATATAATGTATTCGTTCAAGTTAGAATCAGAAATGGTGATGTGTTATTGTCAAAATTGCGGAAATGTTTCAAACTATAATGTTCAAGAAGGTTTATTTTCAGATGGAGTAATTAAAGAAATATGAACATAGCTATCATTAACGATATTCACATGGGAATCCGTCGAGGTTCTGAAATTTTTCTACAATCTCAATTAAAGTTTTTCAGAAATCAATTTATACCAGAATTAATTAAAAGAAAAATTGATACTATAATTATTCCAGGTGATTTTTTTGATAATAGAATAGCTTTAGATAATAAAATTTTAACACATATTTTAGATCTTTTTGATAATGAATTTAAAAACTTTCAGATTCATATTCTTGTAGGAAATCATGATTCATATTTAGAAAGTTCTATTCATATTAATTCTTTAAGAGTATTTGAATTTTATAAGAACATCAAAATTTATGAAAAAAATGAATCTATAACTTTAGGAAATAGAAAAATCTTTATGTGTCCTTGGATTACTGATAATAAAGTTTTCTTAGAAGAATTAGAAACTTTAGAAAATCATGATGTTTGTTTTGGGCATTTTAACTTTTCAAATTTTCTAATGCATAAAGATCAAGAATCAGATCACGGACTTTCTCCAGAACTTTTCTACAAAAAATTTAAGAAAACAATTTCAGGACACTTTCATACAAGATCTTCTAAAAAGGTTGGAGAGTCTGAAATCATCTATCCAGGAAATCCATTTCATTTGACTAGGAACGATATTGGAGACGAGAGAGGATATTCTATACTAAACTTAGACACCCTTGATTTAGAATTTATAGAAAATAGAGAGTCTATAAAGTTCGTAAAATACTATTATCCACAACAATTAGAAGAAAAAGATATTCGAAATAATCATGTAGACATATATGTAAAGATAGATCAATCACTAAACGAACAAGAAGTCGATGCTTATTTTGAAAGACTAGAAAAATTTGAACCAGCATTTCCTTTGAATAAGAAGACCATAAATATGTTAAATGGTGATGCTCCTGTAGAAATGACTGCTACTTCAGGTAGAGAATTAATTGAACAATATGTATTACAACAGGCGATAGAAAATAAACAAGATATTTTAGAATTACTATTTGAACTCCATGATGATTGTAAGAACGCTTTTTGAGGTAAAATATGGGAAAATATCCTATCAAAACAGAAGAAGATATTGAGAAAAAAGAATTTGCTGATATGGTTGCTTCTAAATTGATTGAAAATATTCAAAAAATTGCTAAAGAAAAAAACTTAGATGAAGCAAAAGATTTTAGGAAAATAATGAGAATAATTAAAAAAGAGGAAAAGTTGAATGAATCTGAATGACTATAAAAAATCTATAGATGAAATTAAAAATCAAAAAGTTGAAGTAGTTAGATCACAAAATACTTCTAATTATGTTTCTGTAAAAAAGAATATTTTATTGTCTTATGTATCTGACGCAACTGGTTGTGGACATATTAGAAACATTTTTCCTATGACTTATCTTAATGCTATTTTTGGAAAAGAACAACAAGTTATGCCAATTATTTCTCCAATTTTTATTTGGCAAGAAGATATCCTAGCAAGAACTAAATCAATTCTATTCCAAAGACAAATGGCTCCAGAACATTATAATCTAATCCTAAGATATAAAGAACTCCAACCAAAATATGGATTCAAAATGGTTTATGATATCGATGATTTTATTTGGGGACATAATGAGAAACAAGGTGGAGATAAAGAAGATGGCGTTCCTTCTTATAACTTTGGATGGCATGGAATTACAGAACCAGTTAAAAAGTATTCTGTAGAAATTATGAAACTTATGGACAAGATTACTGTAACGAGCGAATATCTTAGATTCTATATTAATAAAGTTCTTGATGTAAATGTTCCAGTAGAAATTGTTCCAAATGCTATCCCTATGTACTTTTGGGGAAATACTAAAAGAAAACAAATTAAGAAACCTATCACAAAACCAAGAATTGTTTATACCGGTTCACCAACACATTATTCCAATCAAGAAAGGCTTTTAGGAGATTTTGAAAATGCTTATAAAGAATTTATTATCAAAAACGTACTTGAGAATAAAATTGAATTTATTGTTATGGGGGATTGTCCTTGGTTTTTCGAAGGAATCAAAGACAAAATTCAAGTAATTGGTTGGTTAAATTCTTATCAATATCATCTTGGTGTAAAAGCTATTAATGCAGATTTTGCTATCGGACCTCTTGTAAGAAACAATTTCAATTACTCTAAATCTTATATTAAGTATCAAGAAATGTGTGCTATCGGAATTCCTTTCATTGGTTCTGTATTTACAAATGGAAAACCTTCTCCTTATGATATTTGTGAATTAAAAGTTACTGATAATTGCAAAGTAGAAGATTTAGAAAAAATTGTTTTCGGACTTTCTAATAATCTAGATGAATATAATAATGTCATGAAGAAACAATATGACTGGATGGATCGTTCTGGTGGATATCTAGAGTCTCCAAAATATGTTCAAATGCTTTTAGATAATTACTTCTAAGAGAGATTCTAAAAGACTGAGAGATTAATTTTTCTCAGTCTCTTTTCAAAAAGGATTTAAAATGGCGAGAAAAAAGAAAGAACAGTATCCAATAGGTCTTTGTGGAACATTTTTCTCTACAGAGTTTTTAGAAGAATTGAAAGCAGAAGTTTTAGAAGAAGTAAATGACAAAATTGAACTAAAAGCTTTCTATAATGAATTCATAGGAAAATTTGATTTTAAAGATTATGAACATGTTAAAAACTTTGTCATGATCCATTCTAAAAATGTAAAATTCTATGATGATGAAGAAATTGAAGATGGTTATTTCATTGGTGTTAATATCTTTGACACTCCTGAACAATTTTCTATCAAAAGAATTAAAATAGATGTTAGAAATGTCATGGAACAAATAGGATTAATGTACAAAGATGAAGATCCAGAAACTATTCAACTCATTCCTCAAATCATCGAAATCTAATTTAGAATTTGTTTGGAAATATATTTGGTCATACCTTTCTGCTAAATTTGGACCAAGAACAGATTTCAAAACTTATCTAGAAAGATTGAATAAATGTAATGAATGTAAATGGAAAATTGAAAAAGAAAATTTATCATATTGTAAAAGTTGTTTCTGTCCTACATCAAAAACATTTCCTGATTCGATTCTTTGGAATAAATGCAGAATGAAAAATGCAAAGTGTCCTAGAAAACTTTGGGATAAATAATTCTAAAAGAGGATTAAAATATAATGAGTACATTTTCAGAACACTTGAAATTTTTAGTTGAAGGAAAGTTAAACGAAGCTACTAAAGAAGAAATTGATAAAGAAAAATCTTTTGAACCTAATGTAATATTATTATTAAAAAAATCAGGATATGTTTTTGATTCTAATAGACTTGGTGAATATGCTGAATTAAAACTTGGTTCTATTAAAAGAATTGGTGAGTTTAAAATAAAAGTAAATCCATGGGCTAAAGGTGATGTAGCTGTAGATATTGGATTAGATGCTGTAGATGAAACCCAGGGACGAGTTAGTTTAGTCGAAGCTACTATTAAAGAACTCACTCAAGAAAAATTAGATACTATTAAAAAACATGGACAAGATATGTTTAGTAATTTGAAAAATGTATTATCAATTAAATAAAGTACATTCAGAAATTTAATCTTACATCTTAATTAAATTTATAAACCTCTTGACATTCCTGATTAAATATTGGATAATCAGATTAATGAAAGAGGTTTAAATGTCTTTAACAGATAATTGGAAAAAAATATTAGATAGGAATAATCGAATTTTGAGCCTAAGTCACAAGGATCTTGATGGTGTTGGTTGTTCTATAGTTCTTCAAAACATATATAAAAACATAGAATTCAAATCTTTAAAATATGGTGATGTAGATGAATTTTTAAAAACCGTAAATTTCAAAAATTATGATTGTGTGATTTTAACAGATATATCTCCAGAACATATAGAAACATTTGATTTGTCTGATAAAATATTTCTTCTCGATCATCACGAAACGGCTGTCAAATATCACTGTCCCGAAAAGAATAGGCTAATTAATACAAAAAATTCAGCATCAGTTTTTGTGAAAGAGTTTTTTGAAAAGTTATTTAATCTAGATTTTTATTATTTAAATGATCTAATTTCTATAATAGATGATTTTGATTTATGGAAACTTCAAGACCCAAGATCAAAATATTTTAATGAACTTTATTTTAAAATGTATGAATCAGATTTTAGAAGAAGATTTGGAAATGGTAATACAAAACTTACTCAAGAAGAAATTGATTATGTATTACAACGAAAGAAAGAGTTTAACAAATTATATGAAAACTTAGACATTTGGGAGTTAGATTCTATAAATGCGTGTTTCGTTATATCTACAAATTTTATAAATGATATATGTCACAAACTGATGGAAGAAAAAGGATATCAATTAACTATCTGTATAAATCCTAAATCAAGATCCTGCTCAGTAAGAACCAAAGAAGATTGTCTAGATGTTGGAAAAGTATTGGAAATTTTAGGACTTGGTGGTGGTCATAAAAAATCTGGAGCATTTAGACTTTCAGAAAACGAAGAACCATCTACAAAAATTGATATGATTGAGAAATACCTTTATTACAATTATGAGGATATTAGAAAATGAGAACGTTTAAAAACATTTATTACGACTCTTGGAAAAATAAAATGTATCTTTGGGAATATGACTCGGATACTGATAGAACTGAAATGAAAGAATTTGATCATGAAATTGAATATTATGTTTTAGATAAATCTGGAAAGAGTTCTATAAAAAGTATCTATGGTGATCCTGTAATAAGAAGAGTCACAAAGTCTAAAGATAAATTAAAAGAACTTAAAGAATCTGGGGAAAAATTATTCGAATCAAGTCTATCAGAAGAAGTTAAATTTCTACATAAAAGATATGATCCTGAAGAAGATTTATTAGTAGATTATAATAAATTCGTTATAGCAAATATAGATATAGAAATTCAAACAGAAGGAGTATTTCCAAAACCTGAAGAAGCTCTATTTCCAATTAATCTAGTAACAATTCAATTACTAAGAACCGGAGAAATTTATACTCTAGGTCTAAATCCATATACAGGGAATAAATTAGATAAATCTGTAAACTATCTTCATTGTAAGTCCGAAGAACAATTAATCCAAAATCTATGTAAAATATTAAAACATAAAAAAGTCACCTCTATCACTGGTTGGAACACAAGTGGGGAACTGGGTGGTTTTGATATTCCTTATATAGTAAATCGTATCGAAAGACTTAATCTAGATTGTTCCTTATCACCTATGAATAAACATATTAAAAAATATAATGGTGATATAGAAATTCCTGGTATTGCAGATTTTGATTTACTAAAACTTTATAAGAAATATACATATGTAAATCAACCATCATATTCTCTAAACTATATTGGACTCTTAGAAGTAAATGAAGGAAAGTTAGACACAGAAGGTTCTATTCAAGACTTATGGAAAAGAGATTGGAATTTATTTGTAGAGTATAATATTCAAGACGTTTTACTAGTTTCTAAAATTGAAAAGAAAAAGAAATTAATAGAACAAGCAATTAACTTCTATACTCTTACTAGAACTCCTCCAAATAAAGTTTGTTCTACTGTGGCTGTTGCTGAAGGATATATTAAAAAATTCTTGATGAGAAGAAATTTAGTAATCCCAAATAGAAAAGAAATTACTACAAATGAAAAAATCAAAGGAGCTTTCGTATCAGCTATTCCAGGATTTTATCTATACTCAATTAATATAGATGCTACAAGTCTTTATCCTTCTTTAATGAGACAATTTAATATCAGTCCAGAAACTCAAAGACTCTATCCAAAAGATATTGAAGGACTTATTAAAACAAATATGGATGGGCTTTATTTCACAAAAGAACAAGGTATCATTCCAGAAATTGTTACAGAAATGTTTAACCTAAGAAAGTATCACAAAGAATTAGCATCGAAATATGAATTAGAAGGAAATGTAGAAAAATTTGAATATCATGATTCACAACAATTAATTTTCAAAATTTTCATCAACTCAATTTATGGGGCGTTTCTAGAAAAAAGTTTCCATTTCTTTGATATTAATAATGGTTCTTGTATTACATCAATGGGGAGAGAAATAATTCAATATGTTGCAAAAAATGTAAATAATTTTCTTATAAACGAATTTCCTACATTTGCAAAACAATATTATCCTAACTTTAAAAATAGTATCACAAAAAAGAATAAAATTTCGGTAATTGATACGGATTCTGTCGCTGGATCTTCTTTAATAAATACTGATAGTGGTGATATTAAGATAGAGGATATATTCGATAACTTTTCATATAATAAACAAGAAAAATCTCAAGATAATTTTATAGCATCTGTAGATAATTTAAAAACATTATCATTTAATAAAGATACTAAAAAGTCTGAATATAAAGATATAAAATATATTAAGAAACATAAAGTTAAAAAGAGATTATTCAAAGTCAAACATATGAATGATGAAGTTATAGTTACTGAAGATCATTCTATAATAATTGAACGCAACGGAAAATATTTAGATATATCAGTGAAAGATTTAATTAAAGGGGATAAAATAATAAAACTATGTTAAAATATGACGAAATTTTTAAAGAATGTAAAATATGTGGAGAAATATGTAATAACTCTAAAGAGTTTTCTAAACATCTTAGAATAGTACATAATACTGATAGAAAAGAATATTTTATGACTCATTATTATAAACCGGGTGATGAAATATGTAAATTATGTGGTTCTCCAGTCAATTTTTCTGAATGTACTAATCAACGTGGTGAAAAAAGATATGGATATTTAGAATTATGTCCAAAATGCGCTCGGGGTTATACTTTAGAAAAATGTATAATAAGATTTGGTGAAGTGGAAGGTGAAATCGCTTGGAAAGAATATTGTGATAAACAAGCTTTAACAAACACATTTGAATTTAAACAAGAAAAATATGGATGGACTCAAGAACAATTTGATGAATATAATCAATCCAGATCAGTAACTTTAGAAAATTGTATCGGAAGGCATGGTAAGGAAGAGGGTACTAAAGTATTTGAAGATTATTGTGAAAAACAAAGATATGTTGGATGTGCTGAGGAATACTTTATAGAAAAATATGGAGAAGAATTAGGTAAATTAAAATATCTAGAAGTTAATTCTCAGAAATCATTAACCATAGATAATTTTATAAGAAAGTATGGAGATATAGAAGGTCCAAAAAAACATGCTGATTATTATGAAAATAATTCTACTGATAGTGCTTCTAAAGTTTCTCAAGAATTATTTAATTATATATATGAAAAACTGAATAATAAAGATCATATACATTATGCAAAATTAAATAAAGAATTTGGAAAGTTTGATGATGTGTATAGAAGATATTATTTTTATGATTTTGTATGTAATCATAGGAAAAAAGTTATAGAATTTAATGGAGTTCTATTTCATGCAAGAAGTATTGAAGATGAAAAATTTAGAAATCCATTTCATCCAAATCAAACCGCAAAAGAATGTTATGAGTATGATCAAATCAAATTAAATCTTATAGAAAATATGGGATATCAGACTCTAATTATTTGGGAAGATGATTATTATAAAAACAAAAAAGAAGTTATTAAAAAATGTTTAGATTTCTTAGGAGATTATAATGATTGAAACATTTGATGATTTTGAAATAGAAGATTTAGGTATTCAAGAAGAATGGGTTTATGATATTGAAGTGGATAATAATCATAACTTTTTTGCAAATAATATCTTAGTACATAATTCAAATTATATTAATCTTGAAGAAATTTTTATATCATGTAATACTGGTTTAGATTTTCTACATTTCGTGTTAGACTTTGAGGAAAAAATCCTACAACCTTTCTTGAATAAAATCATGAAAGAATTTGCTGAAAAATATGATACAGAAAATCTTATCCAATTCAAAAGAGAAAAAATCATTCTAAAACAATATGTGCAATGTAAAAAGAAATACATAACACAAATTATCGCAAATGAAAAGAAAATCTATAAAGAACCTATAGTGAAAATTACAGGAATCGAACTTAATAAATCTGATCTCTGCAAATTCTCTAAAGATAGTCTTGGGAAACTTTGTGAAATAATGTTCCAAGGAGAAAGACCAAATAAACAAAATATGCTAAATCATATCCGACAAGCCTTTAATGAATTCAAAACTTTTAACATATCCCAAATAGCTACCCCAAAAGGCGTTAAAGATTATGATGCATATAGTATAGAACTTGATCAATCTTATTCAAATTTTAAACCACATACACCAATTCATAATAGAGCTTCCATCATTTATAACCAAACTATAAAAGATAATAATCTACCATATATGGAAATCTTTAATGGAACTAAATTGAAATACATATATACAAAAGAAAATAATAAGTATAAATCAAATATCATAGGATTTATAGGAAACTATCCAAAAGAATTTGAATCAATCTTTACTATAGACTATGAAGAACAATTCAACACACAGTATCTAAATATCGCCCAAAGATTCTTCGATACTCTAGGTTTTGGACAAGTTACCCTAAAAGATTCTAAACTATTGAGGCTAATTGAAGAGGAATAAATATAGTTGATCTCCGAAAAATTCGTAAAGATCATTTCTAAAAATCATAATAAAACATAAAGGAAAAATATGGCAAAAGAAAAATCGGGAAAAGATATGGGAAATAATTTGAATAAAGCACAAAGTCTGATGGATAAAATGTTAAAATTTAGTAGAATAGCACAAATTGAAAGATTGGTTGATTCTACAATATTAAATGAAAGACCTGGGGCACCAACAAAAATTAAGATGTTAAATATTGCATGGTCTGGATCTATGGATAGCGGACCAAGCGCCGGAATTAGTACCATTGCTGGAAAATCCAAGCATTATAAATCTACATACTGTTCTCATGCTATGGCTGGATTCTTAAATAAGTATGAAGATGGTATAGCAATTTATTATAACAATGAATTCGGTATAAAAAGAAGTTATTTAGAAAATTGTGGTGTTGATGTAAATCGAGTTATCCACGCGCCTTTTACTAATATTGAGATGCTTACAGAAGATATAATGTATAGATTGGAAAATATTACAGAAAAAGATCATGTAATTATAGTAATAGATAGTATCGGAAATGTTGCAAGTTCTAAAGAAATTAATGATACTATAGAACAGACCGGCAAAAATGATATGACAAAAGCTAAGAAAATAAAAGCATTAATGAGAATGATCACTCCATTATTATATATGAAAAATATTCCTTTGTTACAAATTGCTCATATTTATTTGTCACAAGATCTGTTTGCGAAAATGATAATAGGTGGTGGAGAAGCTATTATGTTAAATTCTGATAGCGTTTTTATAGTACAAAAATCTCCAATAAAAGAAAGTACTGAAAAAACTGGATTTAATTTTGATATTAAAATTGTTAAGTCGAGATTTATAAAAGAAGAGTCTATTGTACCTATTGTTGTTAGATGGGATTCTGGTATAAGTGTATATTCCGGATTTTATGAAAAAGCTTTAGATTTTGGTATCGTTAAAGAAGGTGGAACCGCTAGAAAGAAAACTGTTGTATTCGATTCTATAAATGGAGAAACTGTTGAAGTCCCATTTAAAAAAATTGATACGAATACCGAATTTTGGGAAAGAGTACTAAAAGAAACAGATCTTCAGTTTAGAATTGAATCGTTTTACAAATTACCAACTCCTAAAGATGTTGTTGATGTTGATTCTGATGATAGTGATGAAGAAGATATAGAAGAATAAATAATAGTGTGAAAATGTAATCCTCCGTGAATGGTTGTATTGCATTAGGCAGAGATGCCATATTCACGGTAATGCAATATAATCAACGGAGGATTTTATGCCAAATAGATTAACACAAGAAGAATTTGTAAGAAGAGCAATTGAAATAAATGGGCCAGACCATTACGACTATTCAAAAGTAGTTTATAAAAATATGAATACCTCAGTAATTATTCATTGCAATATACATAATCTAGATTTTAAACAGACCGGAAATATGCATTTGTATCAACAAGGCGGATGTCCGATGTGTGCTAGACAAGCTACTATAAATTCAAAATTAAAAGGAAAAGAATATTATGTAAATATGATTTTAGAAAAATATGGAGATTTATATGATTTTTCTGATGTTATGGATAATGTCACAAAAAGGCAACAAATATCAGTAACTTGTAAAACTTGTGGAGAAAAGATTCATACATCATTTGAATCATTATTATTAAGACATTGTTGTAAATCTTGTTTTCCGAGAACTAATACATATAAGGTTAATAATTTAGAAGATTTTATAAATTTTTGTAATGATATTCATAATCACAAATATGATTATTCAAAAGTAGAATATGTAAATAATTACACTCATGTTTTAGTTGGATGTTCTGCACATAATTTGGAATGGAACGTTCTCCCAAATGCACACATGCGAGGAAATGGATGTAGAGAATGTGCTAATGAAGCAATATCAAAAAAGTTACGAAGAAGCTTTGATGATTATTTGATAATGTTTAAAAACGTGCATGGTGATATTTTTGATTTTAGTAAATCTGAATACAAAGGAAGTAAAGAACCTATATTAGTAATATGTGAGAAAGGTCATGAATGGTGGGTCGCTCCTCAAAAGTTAGTAGATGGTGCTAAATGTAGTTATTGTTTAGGTAGACATAAAACGAGAGAAGAATTTATTGAACAGAGTAATATAGAAAATAATTTTAAATATACTTATGAAAATGTTGTGTATGTTAATAACCATACAAAAGTTTCTGTCACATGTCCAATTCACGGAGACTTTCTTGTAACGCCGATGAACCATGCTAAAAAAGGCCAACCTAGAGGATGCCCCGCGTGTTCCAGTAGTAGAGGAGAAATTGCTATTCTTAAAGTTTTGCAAAATAGTGATTATAAATTTAAACCTCAATTCTGGTTCCCTGATTGTAGAAATATAAATCCATTACCATTCGATTTCGCGGTTTTAAATGATGATGGGTCTGTTAAATGTCTTTTAGAATTCCAAGGTTCTCAACATTTTGAATATGTTTGTTTTGGAGGAATCAGTAAAGAGCGTGCTGAAGAAAATCTTAAGGTTGTTCAAATGCGTGATCTTATCAAAAAAGAATATTGTGAAAAGAATGGTATACCTTTATTATGTATTCATTATTCAGATATAAACAATATACCAAAAATATTACCACAATTTATTCGTTCTCTAGATGATTTGTTGGAGGCTCTTTGAAATTAAATTTCTAAAGGTCTTGACTCTTGAAATTAAAGATTGTAAGATATGTATATAAGAGGTGCGATAAGTGCAAGAAGAATTTACGAAAGCATTATATGAGAAGTTATTAATTCAGTACATGTTTAATAATGAGAGAGTTCGAGAAAAGTTAGTTCCATTTTTAGATAGTTCTGTATTTTTTTATCAAATGAATTCTCAGGTTATTGAAAGTATTTTAGGATTTATGAAGAGTCATGATCATTTTCCTAGAATTAATGAGATGAAGTTATATATAAAGTCTAATGAATTATATGATCATTTGATGGAAATTATGAACACTGATTCTTCTGAATATGATGAGGAATTTATTTTAGGAGAGTTAGAGGAATTTTATAGAAAGAGTTTGATTTCAAAAGTTATTATAGAATCTAGAGAGAAGTTAAATAAAGATTCTAATGAGATGCAGGATTTACCAGATGAGTTATTGAATGCATTATCATTTACTTTTGATACTAATATTGGAACTTCTTTAATAGATGATGAAGATAAGTTTTTTGAAGCTTTACATAACAAAGATAATTTCATTCCTACAAACATTAGAACATTAGATAGATTAATTGATGGTGGATGTCATGAGAAAACTTTGAATGGAATTTTAGCTGGAACTGGAGTAGGAAAGAGTTTGGCATTATGTTCTTTAGCATGTAATTTTCTTTTACAGAATAAGAATGTTTTATATATTACTTTAGAAATGAGTGAGCAGAAGATTCAAGAAAGAATTTTAGCTAACTTATTTGATATTGAAATTTCATCTTTGAAGAATCTTTCTAGAAATCAATATAAAGAATATTACAAAGCTTTAAAGAATCGAATCAAAGCAAATTTACATATCGTAGAATATCCAGAGAAAACAATTTCCGCTAATAGAATTGATGCTATTGTTAAAGAATTCCAAACAAAGAAGAATGTAAAGTTTGATGTAGCAATGATTGATTATTTGGCATTGATGTGTACAAATACTAAAATGAGAGATGTGAATTCTTACCATGAGTTAGGATTGATTTCACAAGAATTAAGAGGATGTGCTAAAAAACATTCATTTCCAATTTGGTCAGCATTTCAAACTAACAGGATGGGGCTTAACAAAGTTGATGCAGAAATTGATACTATCGCTGATTCGGCAAAAATTCTTCATACATTAGATTTATTATTTGCATTAACTTCTTCGGATGAATTGAGAGAAGCTGGAAAATATAAAGCATCAATTTTAAAGAATAGATATGGAACACCGAATTTTTCATTTTATGTTGGAGTAGATTATCCGAAAATGAGGATATTTGATCTAGAAGATGAATTAAGTAAGCAAGAAATTTACAAACCAAAATCAGTTGTAGATGAAGCTGCTGTAGAGGTTTTGAAAACAATGCAATCAAATGTAAATGAAAAAAGAAAGAGAATTACAGGAATAGAATAGGAAAACTTTAAGGAACAATTATGGACAATTTAACAGAATTTTATCAACCATCTCTTACACCAAAACGTGAGAACAATTTCGAAAAGAATACAGAAAATGAAATAGTAAGATCTGTATTAAAAACTAGATTTTTCACAAAGCTTTCTTTAGAAAATTTAGATTTAGATATTGTGGCTAATGGTAAGAGAAATCGGAATGAGCAGTTTCATAGGTTTAATTTATTCATTAAGATGATGTATGAGAACCATAGAATTTTAATGCATGATATGGTACAATTTTTAGAGGAAGATTGGTTTGATTATAAGTCTGTTTTGCAATGTTTGAATGAAGAGAATTATTTCATTTTAAGAGAAGAGTTACAGATAAAGTATCATAGAAAGCAGAAGAGAAGTAAATTAGAATTATTGATTGAGGAAGAATGACAGAAGCTAAATTAGATCATTTTTACTTATTCTATACCAAAGTTAAGAAATCTTTAGATGGATATAAAGTAAAATGGGAATTTCAAAAAGGAATTGCTGGGAAAAGAAGTATTCCGTGGATTGTTAAAAAGCTTACGGAATTCTATGCATGTTACAGATCTAATCATTTTACAGAACTAGATTTTCAAATTTATTTCTTAGAGTCTATCATAAAGAATGAGAAATTTTTAGAAAATTGTAATCTATGGAATGTTAGGGATGTAAAGAAAGTATCGAGAATAGAAATGACTGAAACGATTGTAAAAGATCAAGAATTCATTTTGAAAGTGTCTAAAGGTTCAGGTGTTAAAGACCCTCAGATATTTTTCGATATAAATAATAATGGAGAGAGTTTGATATCTTCTTTTTACGAGAAGGGACTAATTTCAATCCATTTTTTGGTAAAGTATTGTATGTACTTTATTGAATCAGAAAACGAGACAGAAAAACACAAAAAAATAGTAAAAATTTCTAAAATCATAAAAGAAATATTACAAAACTACAAGGAAAACTAATCATGGCAGTAAGAAAAATTAATTGGGAAAATGTTGCAAGTGAAATGTCAAATGTTGGTAAGAAGCCTGCTTTCGAGAAGAAGGTTGATGCAAATTTGTATAAGTACAGGGCGAAGAATGGAGAATCTACAGTTCTTCTAAGATTTCTTCCCGCTCCTGTAGATGATATTGAACTTCCTTACGCAGAAGTATTTCATCACTCATATAAAAATAATGGAAAACTTCTTTTAGAAAAATGTCCTCAGTCTATGTCCAAAACTAATAAGTGTCCTGTTTGTGAACATGGAACGAAGCTTTGGAGAAATGGTGACAAGGAAGACGCCAAGCAATTTTTCCATCAAGTTTCATATTATGTAAATGTTCTTATCATCAATGACATCAATACTCCAGAAAATAATGGAAAGATTTTTGTACTAAAGCTTGGGAAGAGTTTATTCAAGAAGCTTAAGGATAAGATGTCACCTTCTGAAGAGGATAAGGAACTTGGTGCAACTGCTGTAAACATTTTCGACTATGAAGAAGGTCTTAATTTCAAGCTTAAGATTTCTGAAACTGTTATCAAGGAAAAGAGAAATGGAGAAGATTATTCTTATACTGTTCCTAGATATGATGGTTCAACTTGGGTAGATGTTCCTACAAAGATTGGAATTGATCCTAAGAAGCCTTTTACAGAACAAGAAATTGATGAAAAGATTGAAAAGAATCTTATTCCACTCAAGCCTTATATTTTCGATGATCAGAAGGAATACAGTGCTCTCCAGGAACGTTTAAACAGGGTTCTAGGACGTTCTGATGAGTCGGTTGAACATTCTGATGGGTTTGAAAAGACTATGGCTCAAACAAGCTCTGATAAGTATGCAGCAACTAATGAAGACGATGACAAGGAATTTCTGAAGAACCTTTTGGGAGGATAATTTAGAAATTTAATTTTTCGAAAGCTCTGGAGAAATCTGGAGCTTTTTTAATTTTAATTTGAGAAATGCTTGACAAAACAAATTAAAGGTGTTATTATAAGTTTATGTTAGAACAAGATCCAGAAATTTTATTAAGGTTTGTAGAAAGAGCTATAGAATCTTTTGATACAAATGCTCATCATTCTAGAAATTATATAAACTTTAAGTGTAATTGTTGTGGTGAAAATAATAGAAGAGATAAGAAAGCATATGTTCTAAAAAATAGTTACAAACATAATGATAGGATTACGATATATTGTCATAAAGCAAGTTGTATATTAAATTCTGGAAAGTCTGGACAAAATTGGTTGAAAGAATTTTTTCCACAAATGTATTCAGAATATCGCAGAGAATCTTTTCTAAACTTTTGTGAAAAATCTCCTAAGAAACAAACTGTAAAATATGTAGAAAAAAAGATTGAAGAAAAAGATGATGTTAAATTTTTCGTTCCTATTCTAAAAGGTGAAGGAGAATTATTTCAAATTGCTATAGAATATTGTGTTTCTAGAAAGCTATCTGAAAATGTTTGGAAGAAATTTTTTGTAGCAACTGGTGGATTTTTTCAAGGAAGATTGATTATACCTTTTCTAGATGCTGAAGATAAAATTTACTATTATCAAGGAAGAACTTTATTAAATTCTAAACCAAAATATTTAAATAGAAGAGTTGGGGATAAGGCTATATATAACATTTTCAATATAGATAAAAGTCTTCCTGTAATTATTGTAGAAGGTCCGATTGATTCATCCTTTGTAAAAAATTCTATAGCTATTGTAGGATTGATTGGGAAGAGAATGTCTGAAAATGTTTATGAGCAGATTAAAGACTTGAAGAAATTTTATATGTTAGATAATGATGAAGAGGGTAAGAAAAACTCTATTCAATTATTACAAAATGGTGAGAGAGTTTTTAATTGGACTAGATTTTTAAAAGATCATGAAATTGTTGGTAAGATTAAAGATGTAAATGATTTTATATTAGCTTCTGGAAAGGAGTTTTTAGAATTTAAAGATTTAGAAAAATATTTCACGAATGATTATATAGATGTCATATATTTCAAATGAGGTTTTCATGAATTATGTAGAAGAGATTACAAAACAAGTTAAACAAATAGTTATAGAATCTGGTGATATAAAAGGTTTTGATGTAGATTCTTGGGTTAAAAATTGGATAAATTCTCCTACTCCTTGTTTGGGTGGAAGATGTCCTATAGAATTTTTAGAAGATGAAAAAGGTTATAAAATTATTTCAGATACAATTTCTAGAATCCAAAGCGGAGCATTTTCATGAAAAAGTTTGAAGAAAGTGTTTTAGGAAATGTTTTGTTA